GACGATCTTAAATCTAAAGATGATATCTCCTCTCCAAGAGTTGAACATATTCGTGGCCCATGCCATGGGTGTCATGTAAAGTTTAGCTTGCGCTGCACCGTCAGTATCGTACAAACGAGGATTCACCCTCGCATAAAACAACAAAGCATTAGTAGCATCAGAAGATGCCCACACTGCTTGTGTCAAGTAAGATTCCTTTCCGCACAAATGCGCTATGCCCAACTCATCTACACCTTCTGGCAAACCAAAAATACGTGGATCAATCGACAGTTCGTTTTTGGGATCCAAAGTTAATTTTTCAACGGGAAAAGAAATCTCGCTGGAAGCAAACTTTGGGAAAGCTTCTGGCCTTTGAGGAACGGAATTGGATATCACAGGCACATTCGTGAATCCAAACAGAGAGGCTATAGCAGAAACTGCTGAAGCACCAATACGTGTTGCTGTAGCAAAAGGCCCAATAATGGGCACCTTCTCAAAATAAGAAGCTGCTTTAGCAACCATGGAGGCAGGTTTCGAAACTGCCCCCTGACCGTATTCATCATCACTCTGTACAGAGTAGGCAACAGTGGCACCAGATAGCTCGATGTTCTCCATCCAAGCATACGTGGTCACTGTGATACCTACACCTGAAGCTCCGTTAGCACTTTGCAGTGCCGAATAGATTAAAAACTTCAACTTCCCCATATTGCTAAACGCATTCGCTTCGGGCACCTCTAGGTAATTTTTAGGATACAAAAATGGCAGTATAAAACTACCTGCATCCTGACTTTGGGGGTCAATTACAAGGTGAGGCCGTTGCGATTGAGGGATCAACCAGCGGTTGCCCGCATCATTAACAATAGTGTCGGTTGTAAAGTTATGGAGGGGTTGGTAGACAGCTTTCATCAAACCATAGTAAAAAGGGGAGGCGTTGACCACAACTTTCAAGTGTAGATCACCACGCAAAAATGCGTAGTTATTCAACTTACTCTTAATTGTGTCAACATCAGCCCATGCTCGCCATGGATCAATTTGAGCTTTCAAACCCAACCCATCAGATTCTAGCCACGTAATGGAACTAATCAAAATAGGACGCTTGAAAAAATCAGCAATCCCTGTATCAACTGTTCCGTATGCAGTGGAAAAAGCATGGTTACCAGCATAGGTACCAACTTTAGAACCGGAATTCTCATCCACAAAAGTTACAATCTCTTCAGTCTCCTCAGACTGGGATTCGTACGCATAATACGTACTCTCAGAATTTGAGGCCTCTGATCGGGCCTCCCATACAACTGGTAGGGGGACAGACACAGAATCTAGTTTCTGTGTACAACATGTCGATCTTACACGGGATCGACTACCTCGTAGAAAATTACCAACTGTTTTCTACTCTGCAAGGCTAGTCAGGCCAAGCTAGAGGATTTTAACAAGTTTACTCTTGGATTTAGTAAGTTTACTCTTATGATTTAATTTAAGTGTGGGGTCATCATTCCCACACCGAGACTTGTTATTAGTGAAAGGCGTCAATCCTCCACTAAGATTTATTTCCAAGGGGTTTACTCCCCAACTGGACCACCTAGGTCCAGATAGGATCAACATCAAATTGAGGAAGAAGCTCCTGAGGATACTTAGTTTCATAGGCTTGCGCCAGCATAATACCTTTCTCCTTGTCGTTACTTCTCACCCAAAAATCCCTAATAAGCTGTGGGAAAGTCGGAAATGGTTCGCGCATATACGCACCCAGATCCGCTTTTTCCAGTACGCTCAACATTAACTCTCGTTTCTCTTCAAACACATCTCTTCCATAAAAGAAATACTCTCGTAGTGCGGTCTCCATGACACACACAGAATGTGCTTGTGCAGAGATGACTCCGTTATCAACAAAACTTGTCAGCATTTTGTCAAAAGAAGAAGAATCCAGAGGTGCAACAATAGCACCAATATCTTTGTCTTCACGAAATTTTCTCTTCAAAAAAGAAGAATCACAAATGTTAATATAAGGGACACTTTCAGCATCCTTGTCAGCCATGGTGTACTTCAC